GCTAAGATTTTCTCCAATTCCTTATTTGCGAAATCGTACATAATTGCTGCTTTGTTGTTTTCCAAAAAATTTTTTACTGTCATTTTGACTCCTTTCTTAAAACAAAAATAAAAAAGAAAAGGAAGCTAATTATCTGGTTTCCGTACTCCATCTTTCGATTTCGTTTCCATAAGATAACTGTCCAGCCCAGGTCATTAACCTAGGATTCGCTTACTCCTTCTCATTATAGAATATGTATTTTTTGCGAGAAAAGAAAGAGGCCTTGTTTAAGCCTCATTTCCTTGAAATAAAGAATTCCAAAATGCTGTACATTCGTCAACAGTTATATCAGTCTCAGGTCTGATTTTCGAATACTCTCTATTTTTTCTTTCATCTTCCTCAGTGATACGTTCTGCTGTTCTAATTTCTCTAAGCATAATAAATACCTCCTTTTATTTCCTATTATAGGATATAAAATATTTGCGACAAAAGAAAGAGCCAATGTTTCCACTGACTCATCCTAGTTAGAATAGTAAAGCTCCTATCCCAAGCCCTATTCCTACCAGTGCAATTACTGGTCCTAAAATCGCTAATGTAATAAATACCTTTACTATGTTTGCTAAGAATTCTTTCATCTTTTAGCTCCTCCTTTCTTCCTATTATAGCAACAGAATATCTTGCGAAAAAGGAACGGGCTTTGAATCGCCCGCATCCCTAGACTTTTATTTAGTTGTGTTTTGATTTTTCTTCTTTCTCTTATCGAAATATGTCTGCAATTGGAAATACTCCCAAACTGATGCGAAATATCCAACGGCACTAAATGCTATTCCGATCCAGATACCTACATTGTAGATCATCCAGAATCCAATGAACATTAGTAACGTTGGTGCGCATACAAAGCTTAAAGCTGACACCAATGCAAATAATTTTTCTAATTTTTTCTTCATATCAAATTACCTCCTAAATGTTTAATCTTCATTATAACACGTGAATATAATGCGAGAAAAGAAGAGAGGACCTGAATTAGTCCTCATCATCTTCGTCATAACTAAACATCATTGCTACAAAATATGCAATAACTCCGCATCCAAATGATACGATTGGATTCATGATTCCCGTCATAGTCAATACTACAATTAAGAGTATTGCTACTGGGAACATCATAATTAACCAACTTCCATCTTTGAATAACTTTAATAATCCTTTCATATTTTTATACCTCCATAATTTGTTTAGTATAGTTCCTATTATACGAAAGGAAATAAATGCGAGGCGAAAATATAAAGCCCATGTTTCCATGAGCAATATATTTAGAATTATCATTTCCATATTGAGACAAGGTTACAAGTGTTCTTTGTAGGAAAACTAACCTTGATTTCGATATTCTTTTGTAAATCATCCTCATCGAGTGCTTTCATAGCGTACTCTAAAGCCGCTCTAGCTTCACTCTTATTCTTTGCTTTAATAACTAATACCGTTCTCATTTTCTTCATAATAAGTACCTCCTTATAATAATGTCTCTAGTTCTCATTATAGCAGTGGAAATATTTGCGAAAAAGAAACACACCCTGAATTCTTGGCGATACTCTGACGTCCCTAGACCCTCGTATAGAAAGCCTAGAGACATCATATGTACATTACTGCTTTTTTGCCGCAGCAGCTTTGCGCTTGTTATGCTGGCTCGTGCTAATACCGAGCAGAGCACCAAGAAAAGTGTCAACTGCAGTGATGGTTCCTACGACCTGGTCTCCGTACGGAAGTCCCCAGATAGTAGCAAGTGTAAAGTACAGAGTACCTACTGCTGGTAAAGCAATCAATGCAATCCATTTAAGAATGTCATACTGTTTATTCGTTAACTTCATTTTGACTTTCTCCTTCCTTTGTCGGAGGTACTGTAAATATCTTGAGTCTATTTACTCCCTCCATAACTCTTTTTGCGGAGCCGTTGCCCCCTAAGGCTTTGTATGGTTCGTAAAGATAGTCTCTCAGATTCTCATATTCATCTTTAGTGATCCATCCACGCTCGATATATATCATGCCTACCGACACGATGCGATCGTGGGCCAGTCCAATGAGCATCTGACTTTGCAACGATTTTTTATCATCTTTTTTCTGAATCCATGCCCAGAACCCAGATGATGCAATAACCGAACACAACACAGTGACGATAATTGATACGATATTTTCCATAATCTTCCTCCTTATGCGATTACTTTATCAAGCTCATAAGGAATAAACATCCATGCGTCATTACCTAATACAGAATAAGCTATTGAAAATATCTTAGCTCCATAATCGGCTATAAAGTTGCAGACCCATTCTTCTGCTAATATCCAATATTCTGGTTTTACAACCTTATGAATATCGTCTAGCAGACCGTAACTAACAAGAGCACAATGACCTAGCTCATGGATAAGAACTTTCATGAGGAGTGCACCAGATAAGCTCCTCGACATGAAAATAGTTGCAAGGTTTGGGTCTGTGGTGGCTAATGTCATTTTTCCAGTCCTATCCATAAGCATTTTGTCATTTGGGTTTACGAACTTTATCCTCCATAAATATCCATTCATTGAGAATCTGTCCATAATCGCAGTTCTCTTTAGATAGTCATGTTGTCTACTAATGTAGAAAGTTCGGTTTTCATTGCACGCTTCAATTCAGGGCTTGCTTCGCTCCAAATATCACGCATAGAGATAATGGCCTTCTCGACATGTTCTTTTCCACGCTCTTCCATTCTCTCTTTGTCTTCTGATGAGCCAGTTTTCGTGTAATGTTTTCTTGCATCAGACCAAGAATCATACGCAGCACCATAAGTGCTAACTGGCTTATTCATCATTTTTGGTTCATTTTGATCCATATAACCATAACGGAGCTTCATCTGGTCTGCGAACTCTGTTGGGTCGCCTGTTAGGTACTGCTGCATAGTGTAGTCTTCACCTTCTAAATATGGCATATATCCATATCTAGATCCGTGCCCAGCTGAAGCGTATCTACCACTAGAGGCATAGCGATTTGGATTGTAACCGTAAGACCCATCTGTTATAGCCTCCACAATCGATTTGTAGTACTTTGACTGCATGCAGTAGTTCTCGGCTTCATAAATATCTTTGATCATATCAACGACTTCGCCCATTTCATGAGCATCTACACACTCGATTCCATGAGAAAGCTGTTCCTTGACTGAATCTACAAGAGTTGCCTTAATAGAACAGAGATCTTTCATCTTTTCCATTTTGACGACACCTCCTTAGGCAAGTCTACGGACAATAAAAGCACTATTAGCAGCGACAGTTACGTCCGTAGTACCAGTATTAGTCACGGTTATACGATCGTAGTCCCCGCAACAATTCTTGATTAATGTCGAGGTAGCTACGTTATTAGAAGCATTGGCAGCTCCTGGAGTAGCAACCATAGTTGTCTCTGGCATCGTTGCTCCTCCTAATTGGAAAGCAAGCTGTACAGGAGTGCCTGCGACAGCGCCCGAGATGTTACCAGCAAAAGAAGCTTCATAAATGCCATTAGCTCTCATTTTGACAGATCCGGTGTTTGCTCTATGGCACTCAGCGCAACCTGTTTTAAGAAGAACTTTGTCAAAGGTAATGGACTGACCAGCAGTTAATACCTGATCAGCAGTATTTGATAATTCAATCATTTTATAATACCTCCATACAAGGGAGAGCCCGTTTCTAGACCCTCCCTAATCATTTTGACGTTAATTAGCAGCAACCGTTATTACTTGATCCGCAGTAGCATCCAAACCCGTAGTTTGCGTATGGATTTGGAACTGTAAATGCCGGAACAGCAGCTGGACGTAACTGATTAACAAGATACTGGTTCTGAGCACACTGAGATGCTGTAAGCTCCAACTTGTTAATAGCAGCCTGCTGGCTAGCAATTGTCTGATCTTTTGCATCCATCTGCATTTTGACCATTTCATCATGCAGAGCACGATAGTTGGCATTATCATTGTCGATAATGTCTCTTGTCTGATTGTTAATTGCATTTGTGATGGCACAAGTATTTGTAGCCATATCATACTGAATCTGAGCCTGTCCCTGGCGGTTCTGACAGCAGCAATCAGCTAACTGTGTCTGAATAGCATTTGTTGACTGTAAATTTGCGATATTAGAAGCGTTAGCACTGTCACTGATCGCGCTCTGAAGAGCGTTAGTAGACTGCAGCATGCTAGTATTCATAGCATAGAAGCCATCACAAATTCCGCTGTTGATGCCATTAAGCTTATTAAGAATTGACTGGGTATCAAATCCTCTCTGAAGATCGCCATTAGTTGCACAGCTCTCTCCATTTCGTCCCTGGCCACCCCAGCCATTTCCCCATCCGCCGAAGATAGCAAACAGGATGATTAACACCCACCATCCGTTTCCATTGCCCCAGCCATCACCATTTCCATCTTTTGTAACAGCAGCGATATCTGAAAGACTTGGTGCACTACCCATATTAAACATAATTACTTCCTCCTTATTTTACATGGAAAAACTGTTCTGCCTGTCGGATAGCATCTTCTTTACTTACTCCCATAGACTTACAAATGTTCTCTGCAATCTCCTGCCCTTTTTTCTCATCGCCAGATTGAATAACGTTAATCATACTTTGAGCATTAGGGTTATTAGCAATATTAGGATTCTCCTTTAGAATCTTCATTGCCATTTATCATTCTTCTTGTCCTCCTTGAATCGCGACTTATTTTGATGCCCTTGCCGTTTGAGCATATTCTCTATTCTGTCAAGCTGAGCTTTTAATTCTCCGGTGCTATCGCCATTTTTACACTCTGATTGAGCCTGCTCATTCGAACTTATAGAATAGATAATACTTTGCAGAACGCCATTGCTATTCCACTGCTTAGCAATAACCTTCTTGCAATCCTCTGTCATAAACAGACAAATACTGCCATCCATTGGTATTTCTGCAGGTACAATATCCTGCTCTGAAGTTACAATCCTTCCTCTGATTGGAATAATTGGCCGTTGATTTGCCATTGCGTTTGCCAGATTAGGCTGCCCTACAGTCTGGTTATTCATAACTTGTGGATTATGAATAAGTTTTGGTCCTCCATTCCAATTTGGTTGGTCTACAGGACCCATAGGCCGTCGCATTCCTTGGGCGTCGATGTTTGATGTATAATCCATAGCAAAACAGCTCCTTTCCTATTTTGATTTAAATGTTCTTACCTCTAGACACAAACGAGTAAAAGTCTAGAGGTATTATTTAATTTTCTTTTAACGTCACTTGGACGGTTGAGAATTGCTGCAATGGTATCACCTCCCCAAACCATTTTGATTTATGTCAAAGACTCGCTAGTAGCCTCCGATTCCGAGCTGTCACCGTCTGTTGTACTAACTGGGTCATTTTTGTAAGCTCTGATAGTAACGTCATTAGATAATCCGTCATGAATCTCAATGACGTTATCCAGCTTGAACCCGTCGAATGTAGT